ACGGGTACCTATACCCAGAAAATGAACTAGAAGCGGAGGACTTTTAACCATGGCTAAATTTGACGCATACCAAGAAGTGACAGACAAAATTTTACAACTGATGGAGGAGCACGGCACCGATTGGGTGAAACCGTGGAAAAGTGACGGCATCGCAGGAATGCCATATAGCATAGGTACAGGCAAGGCATACCGTGGAATTAATACGGTCATGCTTTGGTCTAGCGGATTCGCCGATCCACGGTTCGGAACCTTCAAGGCATGGCAAGCGAAAGGCCATAAGGTCAAGAAGGGGTCAAAGGGAACCAAGATCGTATTTTTTCAGATCAACGAATACGAGGACAAAAAGACAGGCGACAAGAAGCGCATACCAATGCTGCGAATGAGCACGGTCTTCAACGCTGCGCAAGTAGAGGATGTCGAGCCACTGCCTACCGCCGAACCATTGCCAGAAGTCGAGCGCATAGCTAAGGCCGAGGCGTTTATCAAGAACACCGGAGCGCGATTCGAAGAAGTAGAGGGATTCGATTCTGCCTACTTCGCACCGAGTGCAGATCTAATAAGAATGCCCGCCGCTGCGCAGTTCGATGAGATCGAAGAGTTTTACAGCACGGCAATGCACGAATTGACTCACTGGACTGGTCACGCATCGCGCCTCGATAGACTCAAGCGCTGCGGGTTTGGCTCAAGCGAGTACGCAAAGGAGGAGCTAGTCGCAGAGATGGGTGCAGCGTTCCTATGCGCTGATCTAGGCATCAGCAACACGCCAAGGCCAGACCATGCCAAGTATCTAAACAACTGGATGCGTGGCCTTAAGAATGACAAGAAACTAATCGTGCAAGCAGCAAGCCATGCAGCCAAGGCAGCGCAGTACCTGCACGATTTACAGAAAGCAGAGAGCGAGGCCGTCTCTGAGGCAGCGTAACTTAAACGCCCCCGCAAGGGGGCATTACTAAGGAGATACACATAATGGATAAAACAACACTAATAGCGATCCTTATGGTTGTTCGCCATATGCAAAAAGTATATCAGCAAGAGGATATAGAGCAGCAGACTGATTACACGATGGGTAAACAAATAGCCGTCGATCAAATTGTCGAGATGCTTCAAGACACAATCGACTCACACGCTAGATAAACACAATCGCCCCTAGCAACAGGGGCATCACTGAGGGTGTTGTAAAGACACACTTGCATCAGCTTATGGGTAAATAGTGAGACCTCGGTCTATAGACTATAGTCAACATCGTTCCCCGTCTGGCAGCAGGCTAGAACCCTGTGGTGCAGGTGTGTCCTTTCAGCATCCTCTAAATCAAGGAGCAGAATCATGACAGATAGTCTAGCTAACACAAACTTAAATCGCTGTTACAACGAATACATCGAGGCACTAGGAGGATCGCCAGAGTTCCTTGCTCCCTATGCTTACGATTTAATTTATTGGCAGAATATGTCCGGCATCAAGCGGGTACATAAACAAACTTTAGTAAACCAATGTGACTATGGAGCGCAGCTATCTGACGAGGCTAGACAAAAGATAGAAAACCACGGCCTGCCGTGCGCTTGTCCTGAATGTAAATTATAAACCGCCACTTCTCTAATAAGGAATTGAAACAATGAAATTTACAGCAAGAGATATTGACGCAGAGCTAGAGGCTTTGGTCACGGAAGAAAGCATCCAACAATACCAACAGTCAGACGACAAGATGGCATTGTGTCGTCTACTGCTAGTGACCAATGGGTTGGGAGTAATACTAGCTGATTGCTTGGAAGAATTATTTTACACAACAGTAAGACAGATGAGGAATTGAAACAATGCGATACACAAAACTGAAAGAAGAAAATAATGCGCTCAAAATTTTACTTGTACTAATGGCTCTGATAATCTCACTGACCCTTGGCCTACTGCTAGGCGAGGGAGAGTTCGAGGTAGAGCAGCGCGAGCTAAAGCTATATGCCGAGATGGTTTGCCTTGGACGCGAGACCAGTATGGAATTCGGGTGGCCTAACTTTAAGCACCTCGAAGTAACTTGCAACTAACGGGAGGATGACATGGAAAAGAAGGACTGGAAGCAGTACAAAGTAGAACCCAAGAAAGGTGTGAGACCTTACCCTAACTTTGCAGTGGGTAGCGTGAGGTCAATGTGTGTGGAGTGTTGGGAAATTTTCTCAAGCGAGATACCGTTTGATATGCACCGCAAAGGCACTGGACTGGATAGGTTCTGTGTCACGCCAGAGGCAGCGGGTCTAGTGAGGAGAGCTAACGGAGACTGGGTGCGCAAGCAAGCTGCACCCAAGATAGAAAGGTAGCCCCCCGAAGGGGGCTGATTACATACTACGAGGGAGGAGGATGAGCAGTAATCGAGCACATCATACTGTGTATTCCCGTGCAAATCAATGGCAGATATAGACCTACTTCTAGCATCGTTAGATGGAGTCAAACAAACTTCATCAAAGCAAGGGCATCGCCGATACATGGCGCTCTGCCCTAGCCACTCAGACAAGGGGGCATCCCTATCAATCCGCGAGACAGGTGACCGAGTGTTGATACATTGTTTCGCTGGTTGTTCAGCAGCAGGTATCTTAGAGTCATTGGGTCTGGACTTTGGGGTGATTCAACCAGTCACCGAGAACTACAAGCCTCTGTTTCGCAAGACCAGAGACGAGGAGTACGCCATCGCAGAGTCAATGCTTGAACTGTTACCGCACACACTGGCGAACGGGGTGAGACTCAGCGAGAAGGATAAGCGAGACATCATCAACGCCAAGATATTAATCGCGAGGAGGAACAAACTGTGGGAGGATGGATAAAGATTAACAGGTCAATGATTGACCACTGGATTTGGAAGGATGCGGACACACTGCGACTATGGTTGGAGATGTTAATTCGCGCTAACTTCGAGGACAAGACACGCCTATTTAATGGGCAGCTCATCCATTTAAAGAGAGGACAACTTGTATTCGGACGCAAGGTGTATGCTGAAAGATTGGGCATGAATGAGAACACCATCAGAAAGGTACTCAAGCTGCTCATAAGTGATGGCATGATACACCAGCAAACTACCAACAAATACTCAATCATTACAATAACTTACTACGATAAGTACCAAGATTCTACCAGCAACTCACCAGCAACTCACCAGCAACCTACCAACAACGCACCACACCTTAAGAATTATAAGAATGAGAAGAAGGAGAAGAAGGTAGTAAAGCGTTTCGTTCCTCCAACAGCAGATGAGGTTACTGCCTACTGTAAATCCCGAGCGAATGGTATTGATGGCGAGCGGTTTGTGGATTGGTACGCTGCTCGCGGATGGAAGGTTGGACGCGACACGATGAAGGATTGGAAGGCAGCAATCAGAACATGGGAGAGAAGACACAAGCAAGAGAATCAATCGGATGATAACTGGGAGGTGAGCCGATGATAAATATACCTGACGGTCTGGACTATGAATCGTATGTGGACTTACTGGGTACGCTTGAGGCGCAAGATCTCAAGTCAAGCTCACACTGGCGAACCGATCTCTTAGAGTACAACAATACCGACAACCAGTTGTATGGTGAGGCGATGCCATTCCCTAAGTCTCACGAGTTGTTCCGTTATAGACCCAGCGAGATGACCTTGGTTACTGGATACAATGGATCGAAGAAGAGTATGGTGCTAGGACAGATCATGCTACACCTCGCGAAGACCAGTAAGATTTGCATCTGCTCGCTTGAGATGCAGCCAACTGTCACGCTGCACAGAATGTTAATGCAAGCAGCAGGAGCGCAGGAAGGCAGACCCTCAAATGACTTCGTGAATCGCTTTATCGATTGGGCTGACGGCAGGATATATATATTCGATGCGCTAGACACACTGCCCCCAGAGAGAATCATTGGGTTTATACACTACGCAGCCAAGGAGCTGGGCTGTAATCATATTGTTCTGGACTCACTCAGCAAGGTTTCTCTGAAGTATGACGACTACAATCAGCAGAATGAGTTCATCAACAAGATGCAGTACATCGTCAAGCGTAACAACGCACACCTTCACATAGTCACCCACGTTAAGAAGCCGCCGAACGATGACGAATCTATTGCTCCCTCGCGATACAGTATTAGAGGAGCGGGTTCACTATCTGACATGGCAGACAACGTGATTATCATTCAACCAAACAGGAAGCGCGAGGCGCTCAAGGAGATAGCGAAGCTCAGAGAACTGGATGAGAAGCAGCAGGAATATCTAGGGAAAACTTACGACCACTCAATCATCATAGCCAAGCAGCGGCATGGTAGTTGGGAAGGAACATTAAACTTTTACTTTCACCCCAACAGTTTACAGCTCACCGAGAGAGAAGGGAGGCCACATAAATTTTCTTTTGATACAAGTGTTGACAACGACAATTAACCCGAAGTAGTATTACATTACATCTTGAGGAGGATGAGTAATGAACATACGCAACTGGCTCGCTCGCGAGCACACCTACCTGAACTACCTGCGCGAAGATTATATTGATTGGAGCGCAGTCCCGCAGTACGAAATCAATAGTCTTATCTATTGGGTGCATCATTCAGATGTACAGCGTGAGCGTATGCGCTCACTAAATTTATCCCCGATTGAATATGTTAAATACCTTGGCGACATTGAGATTGATATTGCTCGCAAAGGTTTGCAGGAGTACGGCAAGCAGTATGCAATAGGGGCAATCGCAGATTCAAAACTACCGGAGGATAATCATGAAGCAATCTGAATCAATCAAGAACCTAGCTGAAGCTATGGCGCAAGCACAAGGTGCTATGGGCGCAGCGATTAAGGGGAATTCAAACCCATTTTTTAAGTCGAAGTACGCAGACCTTGGCTCTGTCATACAGGCTATCAAGCCACACTTCGCGGCTAATGGATTGAGCTATGTGCAGTTCCCAGTCAGCGCAGACAACGCAGTAGGTGTTACTACAAGACTCATGCACTCATCTGGCGAATGGCTAGAGCAGGATTACTACATCCCACTAGGCAAGATGGATGCGCAAGCAGCGGGTTCTGCTATCACCTACGCAAGACGATACGCACTACAGGCTATCGCTGGTATACCTGCCGAGGATGATGATGGCAATGCGGCAACCCAGTCAGCTCCTAAGTTTATTAATGCTGGACAGGCCAAGACCATTCACCAATTAATCGAGAGAACCAACAGCGACAAGGATGGATTCTGTAAAGCATTCAAGTGCCAGTCAGTAGAGGAGCTGGCAGCGCAGCAGTTCGCTCGTGCCAAGGAAATACTAGAAGGAAAACTAAAACCCAAGGAGGCTGTATGACAGACCCAGTAATCATAGACTTAAATCGCTATCTTGATTCAATGGATCGCGAGGAAGAAGAAGCAGAAGCAGCAGAGTTGCAGTTGTGGAATGAGAGGATTGAGACAGCATTGAACATCCTCAACTGTGGCAGAGACGATCAAACCAAAGCACGAAGGATTGTGGCTTGGATAGAACAGGAGATCGAGGAGTGGCAGCATGAAAATCTGTAGCCACGAACAGGGCAGTCCCGAGTGGTTCGAGGCTCGCCTTGGTATCCCGAGTGCATCCATGTTTTCTAAGATTGTTACGACCAAAGGAGTCTGGTCTACGCAAGCTGATAGCTACATCAATCAGCTAGTGGCAGAGCGGCTAACCGGAGAGCGCGAAGAGATATATCAATCTCATCACATGATTCGCGGAACTGAGTTAGAACCAGAGGCTCGTGATATGTACTGCCTCGTGAAAGATGTTGAAGTTCAAGAGGTTGGATTCTGTCTGCACGACACACTGAAAGCAGGGTGTTCGCCAGACGGATTGATAGGTGAGGACGGGGGACTAGAGATCAAAGCCCCTGCCCCTGCCACGCACGTTGAATACCTAAGAGGAGGGGTACTTCCTTCGCGGTATAAGCAGCAAGTGATGGGTTGTCTATGGATA